ATCAGCACCAAGCACTGATGAGATTGAGCGTAAGTACAACGAGCTTACAGGCGATTCAGCCAGCTATGACTACGATTCTCGTCACACAATCCTTGAGATGCATGTCAATTTAGACCTGCCCGGCTTCGAGGATATGGAAAATGGCGAGCCTACTGGCATTCACCGTCCCTATGTGGTGGCTATAGACCAGAGTTCACGCACAATATTGTCTATTAGACGTAACTGGTATGAAGATGACCCGCTAAAAAACAAGCGAGAGCACTTCGTTCACTACCAGTATATGCCCGGACTAGGCTTTTATGGGTTCGGTTTGATCCACATGATTGGTGGATTGGCAAAATCAGCCACCTCATTGCTACGACAACTGGTGGATGCGGGTACATTATCCAACTTACCCGGCGGATTGAAGTCTAGAGGGCTTAGAATCAAGGGCGATGACACTCCAATCATGCCCGGAGAGTTCAGAGATGTCGATGTACCGGGTGGAGCCATCCGAGATAACATCGCATTCCTCCCATATAAAGAGCCAAGCAACGTATTGTACTCTTTGATGGGCGATATTGTGGAAGAAGGCCGCAGATTTGCCTCCGCAGCGGACGTAAAAGCGTCCGATATGAACGGAGAAGCGCCTGTAGGCACCACATTGGCCATTTTAGAGCGCTCAATGAAGGTTATGAGCGCCGTTCAGGCCCGTTTACACGCCTCTATGCGGGTAGAATTGCGCCTTTTGACCGGAATTGTGCGGGATCATGGGCCAGAAGCCTACCCATACGAGGAAGATGGCGAGCCAATCGTTGTTGAAGACTTCGATAACCGCATTGACATCATTCCTGTTAGCGATCCAAACGCTGGAACGATGGCACAGCGGATTATGCAGTACCAAGCAGCGCTACAGCTGGCGGCACAAGCGCCAGAAATGTACGACATGCCACTATTGCACCGCCAAATGCTAGAAGTTCTTGGAATCCGGGATGCTGATGAGATTGTCCCAACAGATAAGGACATGAAGCCAACAGATCCTGTTAGTGAGAACATGAATATCATTAACGGCAAGCCTGTTAAAGCGTTTATCTACCAAGATCATGAGGCTCACATCCAGACTCACATGGCGATGATCGAAGATCCATCTGTCATGGAGATTATGGGCAAGAGTCCAAACGCGAAGAAGGCTCAGGCCGAGCTTTCAGCGCACGTTCAAGAACACTTGGCGTTCAAGTACCGTCAAGAGATCGAGAAGCAGTTGGGTGTGGAGCTTCCACCCCCAGACGAACCCATGCCAGAAGATATCGAGTATCGTATCTCTCGTCTTGTGGCACCTGCTGCGGCACAGCTGTCAGGCAAAGCAGCGAAAGAAAAGCAGATGGAAGAAAACCAGAAGCAAATGCAAGATCCTTTGGTTCAAATCCAGATGCAAGAGCTTCAGATCAAGCAGCAGCAAGTACAGCAAAGAGCAGAGGCAGAGATGGCCAAGCTACAGCTAGAAGCTCAGAAGGCTATGGCAAAAGCGCAGCTTGATCAGCAAAAACTTGATCAGCAATCACAGATCGAACAAGCAAGATTAGGTGTTAAGATATCTGAAACAAACAGCAAGGATGAGCTTGAAAGCAAAAGAATTGCTTCACAAGAACAAATAGCAGGTGCTAAACTTGGTGTAGATATTGCTAAAGACCTAATGGGTAGATAATGAAAGACGAAGTAGACATACTGGATTACTTGGTTTCAAATATCAGAAGCAACATGAATGATATAGCAGATCATGTTAGCACTGGTGGATGCGAGAGTTTTGAAGCATACACCAAGTGTTGCGGAATCATACACGGACTAGCGGTAGCAGAAAGAGAGATTCTCGATCTAAAGTCCAAGTATGAGGAAGCGTAGCGACTCTGGGCGCTAACCCAGTGCAGCGACTCTAGGCGCAATCCTAGTGCAACAACTCCGGTTATCCGGTGCAAGAGGTGAACATGACGGAAGTCGTGCAAATGAAAGAGGCGGAAGAGCCTCGCAAGGCAGCTCAGTTGCCCAAGCCAAAAGGCTATAAAATACTGATCGCGTTACCAGACCCCGAAAAGGAATTTGCGGGTGGCATTATTAAATCTGCCAAAACGATTCAAGATGAAGAGGTCGGCTCACTTGTTGGCATGGTTCTAGAAATGGGGCCGGATTGCTACAAGGATCCAGCGCGGTTCCCCTCTGGCCCCTACTGTTCACAGGGCGATTGGATTCTCATGAGATCTTATTCAGGCACCCGTTTTAAAGTGCATGGAAAAGAGTTTCGATTGATTAACGATGATAGCGTTGAAGCTATCGTTGAAGATCCGAGGGGGATTGTCAAAGTATGAGCGAGCAAATGGAAACGCAAACAACAGAAGATAAGTTCTTTGGTGTTAAGACTACCTTCGATAAGAAGGCAAAGAAAGCTGAAGAGCAGTCCGATATTGATCTAGAGATTGTTGATGATCGTCCAGAACAAGATCAGCGCCCACAAAAGGCAAAGACTTCTGATGACGATTACATAAGCGATGATGAGCTTGGTCAATATTCTGAAAAGGTTCAGAAGCGATTAAACAAACTCAAGTACGAGTATCACGAAGAGCGCCGACAGCGAGAAGCTGCCGAGCGTATGCGTGAAGAAGCAGTTCGTGTTGCGCAGCAAGTCACTGGCAAGAACCAAGAGTATGAGGCAATCATATCTCGTGGTGAGGCAGCGCTTGTTGGTCAGATACAAGAGCGAGCAAAGCTAACACTTGAGCAAGCAAGGAATGCTTATCGTAACGCCTATGAAGAAGGCGACACAGATAAGATTATTGAAACTCAAGAAAGGCTGTATAAAGCCCAAGCTGAGTTTTCTGAAGCGGAGAAGTATCGCAACAATCTTGAGCAAAGATTTAGAGCGCAGCCTTTCGCTCAGAACAATCAACAAATAGCTCAACAGGCGGCACAGCAGGTTGCACGGCAGCCACAGGTTCCAAGACCTGATCCCGCCGCAGAAGAGTGGGCAAAAGGAAACGAGTGGTTCATGAAGCCCGGCCATGAAGAGATGACGGCTCTGGCTTATGGATCGCATACCGCTGCAATAAACAACGGTATTAAAGTAAATTCACCGGAATACTTTGAGTACATTGATAATCGTGTACGCAGTGCATTCCCTGAATATGATTGGCAGGATAAGCGGGTAGATAGCCGTACCGCGTCTGCGACTGCCAACTCTAGGACTTCCTCGGTAGTCGCTCCTTCCTCTAGGAATAATGGAGCAAAACCGCGCAAAGTGCAGTTATCGGCTACTCAGGTTTCTCTCGCCAAGAGACTTGGGTTAACCCCAGAGCAATATGCCAAGCAACTCTTGAAGGAGAACATGTGATGGCTGAAGAGCGCACCCCAAGAAGTAAAGATACGCGTCAAGAAGAAGTACGTCCATCTGATAGCTGGGTACCTGCTTCGATCCTACCAACTCCCGATCATCGGGACGGGTGGGTTCATCGTTGGGTACGAACTAGCACTTTAGGAAACGCTGACAACACTAACGTGTCTAAGATGTTCCGAGAGGGTTGGGAACCATGCAAAGCAGAGGAATATCAAGAGTTAATGGTTCAGTCTGATGTAGGTTCACGCTTTGTGGATAACATCGAGATTGGCGGCCTGTTATTATGTCGAGCGCCAAAAGAAAAAATGGAGTCTCGTCAAAGACACTTTAATCAGGTTGCTGAGAACCAGATGGATTCTGTTGATAACAACTTCTTACGCGAAAATGACCCTCGTATGCCTCTGTTAAAACCAGAGCGCAACACGAGAACAACATTTGGCAGGAGTTAACCTCTGGCAGGGGGTGCTCCTAATTAGTAAGGAGGCCTACAATGGCTACCACTGCAACCCCTATGGGTGCGGAACCTACTGATACGCTGAGTGCGAGCGGCTCTTTCACCGGAAAAGTTCGTCACATCAAAGTTGCAAGTGGGTACGGCACCTCTATTTTTTATGGCGATTTCGTCAAGTTAGTAAACACGGGTACAGTTGAAAAAGACACTGGCACCGCTACAGCGACACCTGTTGGTGTTTTTGTTGGTTGTGCTTTCACCAGTCCTTCGACTAGCGAGTTAACTTTCTCGCAGTATTTCCCTGCAAGCACAGTAGCAAGCGACATCGTTGCTTATGTTGTTGATGATCCAAACGTGTTAATGCGTATGCAGTCTGATGAGGCTATCGCACAAACAGGCTTGGGCAACAATGTTGCTATCGTACAAACCGCTGGCTCTACTAGCATCGGACGCAGCAAAAATGCTGTTGACGGTTCATCTATTGCTACCACCAATACACTGCCTTTGCGAATCATCGACTTTGTTGATGGCCCAACAAGTGCAGTAGGTGATACCTACACAGATGTGATCGTTAAGTTCAATGCTGGTCACCAGTATTCCAACACCACTGGCGTATAAGGAGATCTAAGCAATGGCTATTTCACGCGCACAGATGCTTAAGGAACTCCTGCCCGGGCTAAATGCCTTGTTTGGTTTGGAGTACGAAAAGTATGAAGACGAGCACGAAATGATCTATGAGACGGAATCGTCTGAGCGATCATTTGAAGAAGAAGTGAAGTTAAGCGGCTTTGGTGCTGCACCTGTTAAAGCTGAAGGTTCGGCTATTAGCTACGACTCAGCACAGGAATCTTTCACTGCTCGATACAACCACGAAACAATCGCAATGGGCTTCTCAATCACTGAGGAAGCAATGGAAGATAACCTGTATGACTCTTTGTCTGCACGTTACACCAAAGCTCTAG